TCTATGACCTGTCTAATGGTCAGTGGAACGAATGGATGTATTTGGACTCAAATGGTCAATTGAACCGCCATTTGTCTAACTGCTTCTGTTTTGCTTACAACACCTTAGTGGTTGGCGATTGGCAAAGCGGCAATCTATACGCTATTGACCAAAACAACTACACAGACAACGGTCAACCAATTAGCAGAGTGCGGGGCTTTTACCATTCTGAAGACGATAATTCTGATCGTATTCGCTACAAGCAGTTTATTGCTGAGATGGAATCAGGCAACGGTGATAACAACCAGCCTGTGACGGTCTATTTGCAATGGTCTGATGATCGGGGCAAGTCTTATGGAAACCCTGTCGGGCAAAACTTGGGGATTGAGGGGCAGTATTTGACCTCGATTTCTTGGTGGCGCTTAGGTATGGCTCGTGACCGTGTGTTTGAGATATTCTGGAGCGCACCTGTTAAGACTGCTTTGTCTGGTGCTTTTATTGATGCAGCGCCTAATCACAAATGAGCAATCTTGCATCAAACTTACCGACAAGCCTAACGGCATTTAACACGCCTGCTGGACAAATTAGTACGCCTTGGTTCATGTTTTTGAATCAGGTGTATCAACGCACTGGCGGGCAAGCTACTCCAGCGTTAAACCTGACGCAACTCCAGCAAGTTGTTATTACCAGCTTGAACATTAGCTCTAACAATGGTTTTGCTGGCGATGTATTGGTCGCTAATAATGCGGCTACCTTGACCCTAAAAACCACTGTCTCGGGCATGGTTAAGGGCAATGGGACTGCTTTGCTGGCGGCTGTTGCTGGTGTTGACTATGCGCCGCCCACTTCAGGCACTTCAATTTTGTATGGCAATGGTGCAGGGGGATTCTCTAATGTCACTGTTGGCACTGGCCTCACATTTACTGGCGGTACTCTCGCATCTACTGACGTGCAAACCATTTCTATTGCTTCTAGCAATGGGTTTGCTGGCACTTCTTCTGGTGGATTAAATCCAGTTTTAACGCTGAATACGACTGTTACAGGCATCCTAAAAGGCAATGGAACGGCTATCAGCGCAGCGGTGTCTGGCACTGATTACGCTCCTGCTACCTCTGGCACGTCTATTCTTTACGGTAATGGCGCTGGCGGCTTCTCGAACGTCACAATTGGGTCTGGTGTTACCTTTTCGGCTGGCACATTGAGCGCAACAGGGTCGGGCGGCACGATCACTAGCATTTCTGTTGTTTCGGCTAATGGTTTTGCTGGCACTTCAAGCGGTGGCACTACGCCTGCTTTGACGCTATCCACTTCAATTACTGGCGTTTTATACGGTAATGGGACTGCGATTAGTGCTGCTACTGGCTCGCAAATTGTCTCTGTTATTGGGACAACTGCGGTAACAAACGCAACAAACGCAACGAATCTGTTAGGCGGCGCTACTGGCTCAATTCCCTATCAGTCAGCCACTAACACGACTACATTTTTAGCTGCTGGCTCTAATGGGCAAATCATTCGTCAGGTTGGCGGTGTGCCTACTTGGGGAACTGATTACACAGGAACAGTCACCTCGGTTAGCGGCACTGGCACTGTTAACGGCATTACTTTAACTGGCACTGTCACCAGTTCGGGCAGCTTGACCCTTGGCGGCACATTGTCGGGCATTGGTAACAGCCAGCTTACAAATTCGACCATCTCAGGCGTTGCGCTTGGCGGCAATCTATTTAACCTGACCGCTGGAACTGGCGTCAGCTTCAGCACAGGAACGACCTACAACGGCTCGGCTGCAATTACGATCAATGCTACTGGCTCGGGCGGGACGGTTACTAGCGTTTCTGGCACAGGTTCGGTGAATGGCATTACCTTGACAGGGACGGTTACTAGCTCTGGTTCTTTGACGCTTGGGGGAACACTAAGTGGCATCTCGAACTCCCAGCTTACGAACTCTAGTGTTACGTTCAATGGCGTTTCTGTTGCTTTGGGTGCTAGTGGAACGATTACCGCCAACACTACCAACGCCCTTACTATTGGTACTGGATTATCTGGCGGCTCATTTAACGGCTCCAGCGCAGTAACCATTGCCCTAGCCAACACGACTGTTAGTGCTAATAGCTACACTTACGCTTCTCTTACAGTTGACGCTCAAGGTCGATTGACTGCGGCATCTAGCGGGACTGCTCCTGTTACCTCAATTGGCGTATCTGCTCCGATTACGTCTACTGGCGGCACGACACCGACTATCGGTATTACGCAGGCAACAACCAGCACCAACGGCTATCTAAGCAGCACAGATTGGAATACGTTTAACAATAAACAGCCAGCAGGCACTTATGTGACCTCGGTGTCTGGTACTGCACCTGTTGTATCGTCAGGCGGCACAACACCTGCTATCAGTATGGCTGCAGCTAATGGCAGCACTAATGGTTACTTAACCTCAACTGATTGGACAACCTTTAACAATAAGCAGTCTGTTTCGGCTCCTGTGACGATAGCGGCCTCGACTTATTCGGTAGCGGCCACTGACATTTGGGTGATTAACAACTATGCTGGCACTTTGACTTTGACGCTTCCAACGGCTTCTAGCTATTCTGGTCGGGTGTTAAACATCCAAAACTACCAAGCGTTTACTGTGGTTTCAGCATCATCCAATGTCGTGCCTATTGCTGGCGGGTCTGCTGCTACGGCTATTTTGAACGCTATTGCGGGTGATCGTTGCACTTTGGTTTCCAATGGGACTAATTGGGTCGTGACTGATTACACGCCTAACAATATCTTGCTGTTGAACTGAAATGGATAGAGATTTCATTACGAAAGTAATGCGTGATGATCGGGTTTGGAAGTGGGTTTGCGTTGACGGTATCAACAAAGTAGATTTTCAATATCAAGAGCAAGCCACTTACTTTGTGAATGATTATGGGTTTGTTATGTTTAGGCAGGCATACCCGACAACATGGGAAGTTCATGTTTGTATGCTCAAAGGGGCAAAAGATGTGGATGATTTTGTGATGAATTGCTTAGAGAAAATGCGTCAAAATGGATGCAAGAAATTTATTGCGCCCATTGGACAATGGAACCGTCCTGCTTTAAAATTGGCAAGACGGTGTGGTTTTGTGAAAGAAGGCGAACTCTCGAACGTATGGTTCAGGGACGGTAAGCCGCAATCTATGATAATCATGGGGGGCTTATGAGCTTCATTGGTAATTTACTTGGCGATATAACTGGCACGAATCAGCAAGCCAAAGCCGCACAAAATGCGTCACAGCAACAAATTGCTTATCAACAGCAAGCGTTGCAACAAATGCAGCAAAACCTAGCCCCTTATCAGGCTATTGGTACTTCTGTTTTGCCTCAATTGCTGACCTCTTTAGGCTATCAGGGTCAATTTGGCTCTAACGGTCAATTGACAGGCGTATCTGGTCAAGGCTTCCAATTTAACCCTTCTAATTTGGAAAACACGCCTGGATACCAGTTCACATTAGGTCAAGGCTTGAACGCTGTTAACAACCAGCAGTCAGCTATGGGTTTGAATAACTCAGGCGCTCAAGGCAAGGCTTTGGCTAACTACGCTACTGGTTTGGCTCAAAATACCTACAACCAGCAATATCAAAACGCTTTGAACACCTATCAAACCAACGCTAGCCAGCTTGGTGGATTGTTGAACTTGGGTCAAAACGCTGCTGCTGGTGTTGGTAACGCTGCTTACAACGCTTACGGCGCTATGGGTAATGCCGCTGCTGCTGGCACTGTGGCGGCTGGCAATCAAGCATCTAACACTTTCAATTCATTGCTTGGCGCTGCTGGAACTGGCGCAAAAATTTATTCTGCGGTCAACTCTACTGCCCCTGGCATTGCTAGCTTGGCTTCTTTGTTCGGGTAAGGAATCAACATGGCGACTATTGACGCATCAATCATTCCTACGAAGCAAACGCTTCCTAACTTTGCTGGTCTGTCCTCGGACATTGACCAGATCATGGCTTTGCAAAAGAATAAGCTCGCCATTCAACAAGCTCAACAGGGTTTACAAGCTAATCAAGCGGCTTCTGCTGCTATTCAAGCTGGAACTGACCAGCAAGGAAACATTGATGTACCAAAAATTCTTGCAACTTTGGGACAAGACCCAAAAGCCGCTTACAACTTGCCTCAAATCGCTAATCAGCTTTATCAAATGCAAGGTTCTCAGTTCGATCAAAAGAACAAAAAGTTAGACAACCTTGCCAAGCAAAACGAGTATTTTGGCAAGTTAACTGGCGGTTGGTTTGAAAAAGGCGACAAAATTAGCAAACAAGACGTTTCAAATGGAATGTCTCAAGCTATTGCTGCCGGAATGATTGAGCCAAAAATTGCAATGACTTATTTGGCGGATTTGCCAACTGAAAGAGAAGATGACCCTGCTTTCAAAGAAAAAATGAAAGAATGGGTGACAACTCATTTCACAAATACTCGATCAAATCAAGCTCAACTTGAAATGCTTTTGCCTAAGCAAACCATTCAAGATACTGGTTCTGGATACAAAATTTTGCAAACTCGTCCATTGACAGGCGATGTGAAAGTTGTTGGCGAACTACCAAAAGACCTTAGCCCGACAGATTTGACAACTCCTTTTGAGTATCGTGACTCTGCTGGTAACTTGCGAACTACGACTAAAGGCAACTTTTTGAAGATGCTGAATGACCCCAAAGCTGACGTAGGTGGAAACCCTAATGCCAGCGCAGGTTATTCTGGTGATGGTCGTTATCCTAAGCAAGCAAATGCTCAAGGCGGCAATGTTGCTGGTATCGTTACTGGAATGACCCCTGAAGCGTCTGCTGCTAGGGCAGAATTGGGTTCTTCTGGTCAAAAATTGGCTACTGACCTTAGCAGCTCTGCCAGCGGTGTGCCTTTGCGTGTTAGCAACCTTAAGCTAGCTCGTGATCTGGTTTCTGACCCTAAAGTTAGCACTGGCCCTGGTAGCGATTGGCGCAACACAATGAAGTCATTTATTGGCTCTTTGGCTCCTGCTACGGCAACTTCAATCTTTGGCAAGGACTTCAATCCTGATACCGCTAAGTTTGAGGAATTCAACAAGCTAATGGCTAATTATGCTAACCAAGCCTCTAGCGGCCTTGGAACTGGCACTAATGCTCGTTTGAATACCGCCTTGACAGGTAACGCTAACACTAACATCCAAAGCCTTGCTAATAAAGACATTTTGACTCGCACTATTGCTGCCGAGCAAATGATTGCGGCTAAGAATAAGGCATGGCAAGCTGCTGGCTTAACTGGGGATAAATATCCTCAATGGGAAGCTAACTTTAATGAGAAAATTGCTCCTGAAGCGTTTGTTTTCTCGGCTATGCCAACGGCTGATCGCAAAGCGTATGTTTCAAAATTGCAAGAGCAAGATAAGAAGAACGGAACTCACAATTACGAGAACTTTGTGAATGATTTGAATTCTTCTATCAAAAATGGTTACATTCAGCCGCCAGGAAGGTAAGGAATGACTGATTATTCAGACTTAATCGAATCGGCTGGTAAGCAATACAACGTAGACCCTTCGCTTATTAGGGCGCTTGTCAAAGTTGAATCTGGCAACAATCCCAAAGCTAAGAACGCTGAAACTGGCGCTGAAGGTTTGGGGCAATTTATTCCTAAGACTGCTCAGTCTTTGGGAGTAAAAGACGTTACCGACCCAACTCAATCTATCCCTGCTGTTGCTCGATTGCTGTCTGAAAATCTTGACCGCTACGGTAATGTGCATGATGCTGTTCGTGCATATCATGGCGGCACAGATAAGGCTAATTGGGGGCCAAAGACTGAAGCTCACCTGTCTAAGGTGATGGGTGAACTTAGCCCCGAAAAGAATGTTTTAGATGCCTTCTTGAATGAAGGTATGCCGTTGCCTTCTTCTCAAGCAGCGCCAGCTAGCGACCATTTAAACGCTTTCCTGACTGAAGGCGAAGGCGAAACCCCGCCAGTTCGCATTGAACTCAGCGGCATGGCTACGCC